ATGATTATTGGCAACTTGAAGAGCTTCATCGTTCAAACTCATCCGCATGGTGGGAGAATACACACTATAGCCAACACTATGATAGGGAATGTAAAAAGATGGCTGAAAAGTATTACGCAGAAGACATAGAGTTTTTAAAAGTTAAATTTGAGGAAAGGTGAAAAGATCATAATGGCGAGAACAAATAGGCGCCGAGAGCCAGGAGAAGTAGTTAACCCAAATCGTGGAATAAAGAAGAACCAAAGACGCACCTGCAGAAAGAGCAATAAAAAGAAGTTGCAAGAAGTTGATTATAAGAATCCCGATGCGGTGGATAGTTACGAAGAAGAAGATCATATTAGCAGGGGAAATGACTAGACCAAATTGGAGTGAGTTGTTTGTTGAGACAACTCTCTTATTCGCAAAAAGAAGTTCGTGCCTAAAGACCCAGCAGGCAGCCCTATTAGTAAAAGATAATAGAATAATATCTTTCGGAATCAACGGCTCTCCTGCAGGCCACATCAATTGTTCCGAACACAGTGAAGCAATTTGCGGGAAAGATAGCAACGGTTCCTGTTTTCTTGGTATTCATGCTGAGCAGAATGCGATTGGGTACGCTGCTAGAAATGGAATTAACACCAATGACTGTGTTGTTTATTGTACCCAATCCCCCTGCATCTCTTGCGCGAAGCTAGTAGTAGCGGCAGGCATAAAAGAATTTTATTACATTAGTTATTATCGGTTAGATGATGGAATAAAGTTTTTAGAGCAAGCTGGAGTAAGCATCAAAAGGATAAAAAATGATAGCTGAAAAAGTTTTAGACAAAGGTTTCATTGAAGTAATAGATCATTTAGGTAACGATCTAACAGTATCAAATTCGGCTCGTGTCAGCTTCGGAAAAAGAAAAGACAAGTATGACAAGAGCGACGAACGTCTAGTTCGTTATTTGGCGAAGAATAAGCATTACTCTCCGTTTCGCCATCTTATGGTTCAATTCCACATAAAGGCCCCTGAATTTGTTATGCGCCAATGGTACAAACACGTAGTGGGCGCAGAAACAACATCATCATATTCAACAAAGGATCATGCTTGGAATGAAATTAGCGGACGTTATGTCCCAGTTGAGGAATATTATATTCCCGAAAACTGGCGGCAACAATCGGAAGACAGTAAACAGGCGAGCGTCGGAGCGATTGCGCAACAAGAAGAAGCCAGTGAGTGTTACACCAAGGCGATACAAATTGGAAGACATTACTATGAGAGACTCTTAGAACTTGGTGTAGCAAAAGAACAGGCACGTATTGTGATGCCTCTATCGCAATATACAGAAGTCTATTGGACTGCCTCATTTCAGGCGATAGTTAATTTTATTGAACTGAGAGATGAGCCCACAGCCCAGTGGGAGATTAGAGAATACGCAAAAGTGCTAAAAGAGCAAATGAGTAGCATTTATCCCAAAACAATGCAAATTTGGTCTGATATATATTTTTAAAATAAATCAAAATAAGCCTTGACAAACTCCCCATAATTGTCTATATTATAGTATAGAAGGTTTGGAGTGAGAAAGATGATAAAAAAGATACTTTATACAATTTTAGGCTTGACATTGATCCCAATGTTCCTTATATTATGTATTAGAAGATTGAAAAATAGGAGTGAAGAAAATGTAGAAGAAGATGAGTTACTAGGTTTATGTTAGACGATGAATGTATTAAAATGTATCACACTCAAATCTCATAAGGAGATTGCACCAATGGCAATATCGTTAGACAAGATCAACTCAGCTCTTGATCGTTTAGATAACAAGGGCGGCAGTAGTCAGAACCAGGATAATATCGTCAAGCTTGATGAGGGCGAACATCAGATCCGTATCGCTCCGTACAAGGAAGACTTGGATATGCCATTCCAAGAACTTTGGTTTCATTTTCGCATCGGCGGGCGCACATTCTTGTGTCCAAATAAGATGAAGAATGAGCCAGATCCTATTTGTGATTTCGCTTCCACCTGTTGGAATGAGTTCACGAAAACGAAGGATGAGGCATATAAGGAGATGTTTAAGACAATGGCTCCTACGTTGCGTGTGTACCTGCCTGTTATGGTTCGTGGCGAGGAAGACAAGGGTTTGCGTTGGTGGAGTATCTCACCGCGAACCACTTACAAGGAAATCCTTAATCATGTACGTAGCGGGCTTCGACAGAATGTAGACATCACAGATACCTCTGAGGGACTGGATTTGATGGTTACAGTGGCTCCTGGATTCAACAATTGGTTGATGCCAACTTCTATCACCTGTGCATTGAAGGGAACCCCGTTGGCTCCCAAGAACAAATTGAAGGAAGTAATTGACACCATCACGCCTCTCGGTACTCTCTTTGATTATAGTCCGGTAGATGAGATGAAGATCGCGTTGGATAAGCACCTTAATCCTAACGCTAATGATTCTGACTCTTCAGCAGGTACTTCTTTTAACTTCGGAGTAAGCGCTGACAAGCCCAAAGTTGAGGCCGAAGAGGACACCACTAACACCAAGATTGATGATGCTTTTGATAAGCTGCTCAACTAAATGGCAAGAAAGAAAATAAAAACAGACGAGTCTCCCCCGGTAGGGGGAGATTCGGTTCTCACAGACATATTAGTAGATAGTCTAAATAAACAGCTAGGAGATGTAGCTTTTATTCTAGGTAAGAATGATGCCTCTGGCGATGTAAAGGAGTGGATTTCTACTGGCTCTACAGTTCTAGATACTATTATTTCTAATAGCGCTCAAGGGGGAGGTGTTCCAGTTGGGAAGCTTACCGAAATAGTAGGTGAAGAAGCCACTGGAAAATCCCTGTTGTCTTATATGATCTTAAAAGATTGTCAAGACCGCGGCGGTGTTCCAGTATTGATTGACACAGAGAATGCAGTAAATGAAGATTTTTTGCAACTACTGGGGATGAAGTTATATCCCGAAGGTCAATTGATTTATGTACAGGTAGACTCTGTAGAGAAAGTATTTTCTGCGATTGAAAATGTAATAAGGAAGATAAAAGAAAATAGAAAAGATAAGTTGTGTTGTGTTGTTTGGGACAGTGTAGCAGGTAGCTCAACGGATGCAGAAATGCAGAAGGATTATGGCGAATCTACCGTTGGTATGCACGCTAGAATGATAGGGCAGGGCTTACGTAAAACTATTAGGTTTATCGGAAAAGAACGAGTTGCTCTAGTGTTCTTGAATCAGATGAGACAGAAGATTGGAGTAGTTTTTGGAGATGACTTGGTTGCCCCTGGCGGCAAGGCTATTCCATTTTTTGCATCGGTAAGATTGCGGCTTTACAGAGATGGTTTTGTAAAGGCGGGTAAGGACACTTTGGGTGTGGGCATCCGGCCTTTTGTTCAAAAGAATAGAATGGGCCCACCGAAACGTGAAGCCAAATTGAAAATGTATTTCAATCGGGGTTTGATTGATGAAGAGAGTTGGCTTGATGTACTGTTGCAGTTTAATGTAGCAGAGAAGATCTCCGCACAAAAGTCATCTATTACCAATAAAGATAATGGCGAAGTGTATGAGTTCAAAAATTCAAAGTTTGTCGATTTCATTCGTGCTCCAGCAAACAATGAAGCACATCGGTATTGTCAGCAAAAAGTTAGAGATGTGTTAGTCATAGAGCAAGATCCAGATAAGCGAGAAGAAGAGATGGTACTTGAGAAGATATCACCAGGCGAAGAAACGTAATGGTCGCGGTCAAATTTCCAGGCACGCAAGACGAGTCCGAAGAGGAAGAAGAGCATGATGTTGCTTATTATTTTGGAATCCTTTTAGGGGTTGTTGGTTTTTGTGTGTTGGTATTAGGAGCGATAGCTGCTTTGTCTTGGCCTTTGTCGTGGCTTTGGAATCTAGCAGCTGGACCTTTTGACATTCCAGAGTTAATATGGTATGAGTTCGCGGCCGGTTGGGTAGTGATGATGATATTGATTCGTATTGTAAAAAAAATCACCGGCAATTGAATTTAAATTTTTTTAATTGATAGTGTATTTTTATAAAAAGTTTCAGCCATATTTATGTTACCCGAAGAGGGAAAAAAGTAGATAGGGAATGCCAAAACCCTGTCTATTTTTCTCTTAAGGGGTAAAGTAGGTTATTGTGACGGTAGAAGATAACGAACAGATTAAGAATAGTCTCACAGAAAATAGATGGTTTCGACTGGCTAAAGATCAATGTCTAAACAGTCTGCACCAGACTCGTTTTGGAGCGGTTCTTATATTGAAAAACGGCAAATATTTTTCAGCATGTAATGTAGAGAAGTCACATCCCTTGATAAGAAAACATTACGAATTTTTTGCTGTTTCATTACATGCGGAATTGAACACACTACTCCGCGTCAATGTTGTCCGACACCGGCATCAAATTGCTGGATCTACTTTTTATGTTTATCGGGAAGACCGCAATGGCTGGCTTAAGGCTGCTCATCCATGCCCTAGCTGCTTCTCTATTATGAAAGATGTAGGTGTTCGTAAATGTTTTTATACAACGCCAAGTGGTTATAATGTTACTTACCTTTAGGAGCTTTAAATGACCGACAAGCCAGTTTTATTCATCGACCTTCTAAACCTATTCTGCCGCAGCTTTTCATCGCTGCCACTTACCAATGATGATGGTCTTCATGTAGGCGGTGTCTTTGGTTCTCTCAACGCTTTACAGAGTTACATTAAGAGGTTCCAGCCAAGTGAATGTATCATCGCCTGGGAGGGTCTAAACAGCGGTGAGAGACGCCGCAAGAAGTTACGGGAGTACAAAGAGGGCCGGAAGTTCACCTCCATGAAAAGGGGTTTTGAGACCTCTGACGGAGATGAGAAAGAGGCTTTCTCTAGGCAACTAGAACTACTAAGAAACGCCATGGATCAGTTACCTATGAAACAAGTGGCTGTGAAATATCTTGAGGCTGATGATGCTATTGCTTACCTGGCCCGAAAGGTTATCAAACAAAAAAGTATTATTGTCACTACAGACAAAGACTATCTGCAACTAATAGATGAGAACATTTCAGTATTTCGCCCCGTTAAGACCAAAGAAAATCCCCAAGGTGAATTGATTGACCTAGAATGGATGTACAGTAAGGAGAACATTCATCCTTACAATTATGCTTTACTTAAGGCTATCGTTGGTGACAAGAGTGACAACATTGCCGGAATAAGAGGCGTTGGAGAAAAGACGGCAAGGAAGGAGATACATTTACTGTGGGCTAAGGAAAATTTTGATATTGATGATTTGTTTGATTGGTTGCGCAGCCGCAAGGAAGATAAGTATCAAAAGTACTTGGATAATGAAGATCTCGTCCGGCTCAATTATAAAGTAGTTCAGTTGTTGGAGTTGGAGATTTCACTCATTGCTATTGATAGTTTGCAAAATTCTTACATTTCTGATACACCAAAGTTTAATTCTTATCAGTTTAGACTTAAACTTATGTCGGAAGACATTAACCCAACTAACATAGATAGTTGGTTGGCTAACTTTTCTATCTTGAACACTAACCCTGTTGTATAAAGGAGAATAAAATTGGCAATGAACACTGATTCTTTTGAGTCTTTTGGAGTAGGATTTCAAAATAATGTAATTCAAGGACTTCTCACCGATAGAGAGTTTTTTGAGAAATCATTTGAAACATTGAAAGATGATTATTTTACTGGAGATGCTCACAAGACAGTTTGGACCGAAGTTAGAAAGTTGTTTAATAAGTATAACACTCCACCTACCTATGAAACATTGAAGGTGGAAATCTCATCGTTACCTGACAATCAACTCAAGGCAGATACCATTGAAGTTTTGTTGGATATAGAAACCAAAGTAAATAGACAGGAAATAGAGTACGCTAAAGATAAGTCGTTGGAGTTTTGTAAAAACCAGTCTATGAAGCAGGCAATTCTTGCCTCTGTTGATTTGTTGAAAGAGGGTAAGTACGAAGAGATTCAGTCAGTAATAGAACAAAGTTTGAAAATAAATACAGAGCAAGATTTGGGGCAGAACTATTTTGATAGCTTTGAATCAAGACGCAAGGTTCACACAAGAAACACTATCCCTACTGGTTTTCCCTTATTAGATGAAGAGGACATATTAGATGGTGGATTAGGAAGTGGTGAGCTAGGTGTAGTGATGGCTCCAACTGGAGGCGGCAAGTCATTTTTTCTGGTTAATCTTGGTTACGGCGCATTGGCCGCAGGTAAAAATGTGATTCATTATTCTATGGAGTTGAGCGAAACTCATGTAGGTAATCGTTACGATAGTCGCATTACAGGTATACCTACCAAGGAGCTTCGCCGGCGTATGGTTGAGGCAGAGAATGAGCTGGCTCGTTTTAATGGTGGTCAGTTAATGATTAAAGAATATCCACCCAAGGTTGCAACCATTAATACAATCAAGTTTCATGTTGGTAGATTGTTGTCTAATGGGTTTGATCCCGATCTTATCATTATTGATTATGGTGATCTGATGAAGAGTCGCCGCGGGTATGAGCAGAAAAGATTTGAATTAGAAAGTGTATTTGAAGACTTAAGAGCGATGTCGATGGAGTTGAAGTTGCCTATTTGGACAGCTACACAGAGCAATCGCGACGGTTTCAATGATGAAATTATTACAATTGATAAGGTTGGGGAAGCAATCAACAAGGCTCATGTAGTAGATTTCTTTGGTACTTTCTCACAACGCAAGTTTCATGTTGGCAAGAACCGAATGGGCTCGGCCAATATAAACTTCAACATAGAGATGAAACCAGAATGCGCGCATATTGAGTTGAACGATGATCAATCGTCAGGTTTCAGCACTTCTGACAAACTAAACAGCCTGCTTGGCGGCGGCAGTGATAGCCGAAGCAAGATTGGGAATTTATATAAAAGCTATAAGGATGGCGAATAATGGGAGATAGGTTTACAATAACAAAAACAAAGAGATGGGGCCATTCAGATACAGAAGTTCATAATGTATATTCTGCCAATCGCCGTGAAATAAAGCGAGATGACATTATAAGAATGGCTAATGAGCTAATGACTCAAGAGGACGTTTATACGAATGAAGTTGTTGAGTATGAGGTCATTCTATCACATGACAATGGTATGAGTGAGTTCATACATCGTGTGGAAAAGGTCGGGAAGAAGAGCCTCTGATGCCACAGTATGAGTGGGTCTGTGATCAATGCACTTATAACGTAATAGCAACAATGAGCATGACAGAGTATGACCCGAAAGAAAAAAGGTCTTGCCCGAATTGTGACATTGAAGTTAGAAGAAAAATTGAAAGTGTAGGAATAAGTTTTGGAAAAGGATTTTTTAGAGATGGATATGAGAGTGCAAACAAGGTAAAGACCTCAACAGAAGACGGAGAGTAACATTGGATCTATCACAAGAAATTTTATCAGAAGTCACCGTGCATATGAAATATGCTAGATATCTCCCTGATGAGCAACGGAGAGAAACTTGGGAAGAACTTATAACGCGAAATAAGAATATGCATCTTACAAACTTTCCTAAGTTACAATCGGAGATAGAAAAAGCATACCAGTTAGTATATGATAAAAAAGTTTTACCGTCTATGAGATCGCTCCAGTTTGCTGGGCCAGCTATATCTCAAACTCCAACCCGTATTTATAATTGTGCATATCTACCTATTGATGACTACCGCGCATTTAGCGAAGTCATGTTTTTGCTATTAGGGGGTACTGGTGTTGGTTATTCAGTTCAGAAGCATCATGTAGAAAAGTTGCCACCTATTCATAAGCCCACAAAGAAGCGTCGTTATCTTGTAGGAGATAGTATAGAGGGCTGGGCCGATTGCATTAAGATGCTGATGAAGAGTTATTTTCTTGGCAGACCAGAACCCGAATTTGACTTTAGAAGTATTCGCAAGAAAGGCGCGTTGTTGATTACTAGCGGTGGTAAGGCTCCGGGACCAGAGCCGCTTTCTGATTGTGTACATAATATTAAAAGAATTTTTAATAGAAAGGAACATGGTGAGCAACTTACAACAGTTGAAGTCCATGATATTGTATGTTGGATTGCTGATGCTGTGTTATCCGGTGGTATTCGTAGGAGCGCTACTATCTCTTTGTTTTCTTTGGATGATCAAAATATGCTCCAGTGTAAGTTCGGTAGTTGGTGGGAAACGGAACCCCAACGAGCAAGAGCCAATAACTCTGCCGTAGTTGTGAGACACAGAGTAAAGAAGAAAGATTTCTTTAATGTTTGGGATAAAGTAAAAGCAAGCGGCGCCGGCGAGCCTGGTGTTTATTTTACGAACGACTCGGAATGGGGCACCAACCCTTGTGCTGAAATAGCTCTTCGGCCATTTCAGTTTTGCAACCTATGCGAAGTAAATGTGAGCGATGTAGAGACACAGCAAGACCTCAACGAAAGAGTTTCTGCCGCATCTCTTATCGGTACCTTACAAGCATCCTATACTAACTTTCACTATTTGCGTGACATATGGCGTCGCACCACTGAGAAGGACGCTCTTCTAGGTATTGGTATGACAGGCATCGGAAGTGGTAGAGTTCAGAAACTAGACTTGGAGGCAGCTGCTGAATTGGCAGTTTCTACTAACAAGTATTATGCTGGCGAGTTAGGTATAAACGCAGCTGCTAGAGTGACTACAGTAAAGCCCAGTGGAACCACATCCTGCGTCTTAGGAACCTCTAGTGGAGTTCATGCTTGGCATAACGACTATTATATTCGTAGGCTTCGTGTAGGAAAGAATGAAGCCATTTACAGCTATTTATCTATTAACCATCCAGAGTTAGTAGAGGATGACTTCTTTAAACCAGAAAGCCAAGCGGTTATTTCTATTCCACAAAGAGCGCCTGGTACTGGTATCTTGAGACATGAAACATCTGTGGAGCTATTGGAAAGGGTGAAAGATATCTATAATAGATGGATTGAGCCTGGACACATCGCAGGCAACAATACACATAATGTTTCGTGTACCGTGTCTATCAAGGAGGAAGAATGGGAAAAGGTTGGTGAATGGATGTGGAAGAATAAAACTTTCTATAATGGGTTAAGTGTGTTGCCTTATGATGGCGGTACTTATACACAAGCACCGTTCACTGATATTAGTGCAGATGAGTATGAAATTATGGAGAAGAAGCTGTCAGCAGTGGATGTCTCTCAGATAGTGGAAATAGCAGATAATACAGATTTGACTGGTGAGTTAGCCTGCGCGGGTGGTTCGTGTGAATTAGTTTAAAAAAAGGCTTGACAAACCATCAATAATTTCGTATATTATAGTATAGACATTTAAGGGAGATTGACCATTGTCGAGAGTAAGTAACATCATCAACACAGTAAGTCGGAAACAGGCCGATAGTGAAAAATATACTAAAGAATTACGGCCAGAACGAGAGCGATTAAATAAGTATTTGGAAAGAGAAGAAGAAGAGAAAGCAAAAGACGAAGGCCAGAAAACACATGAGCGTTACAGAAGAAAGCAAAAATCCGTGGATGGAGCAGATTTGACTAGTCTAATAAAGCCGGCAAGGCCAGCAGCGAAAAGGCCTGGAACTTTCTTTTACGGCACACTAAAAAAGCTTGGCGAAGATTTTA